GGGCCTCCTAAGCGGGGAGGAAGCCTAGAAGGCCAACCTAACCGCGCGAGGGGAGAGCTACGCGGCCATGTCGCAAGGTACAGTAATTACAAACACGATGCCACTGCCACTCGCAATTGCCACAGGCGGTATGCGGGATACTTCGCTGCGTCTGGGCAACTTCACTTGGGGGGTCTGGCCGTTTTGGGAACCGTCCGATCGTCTAACCCATTGCAAACACTAGTCTTTTTCCTCGTGCACCGGATCAAGTATAACGTGGGGCGTTACATCGATTGTCTTAGCCTCTGCGATTTGCTCGGCTTGGCAAACTGGAAAACCCCTCCGACGCGGTATCAGCGGGGTCGTGTAATGTCCGACCTTGAGCGGTTTCTTGATTGGTTTCTGAGCGATGGCCCAAGAATAGGGATGGTTCCATTTGCAGGGGCAATTGGGACAGTTGAGGGCGTGACAAAGGTAACGTGGTTCCGTAAGGGTCCGTTTCAAGTCCAACTCTTTATCGTTCCCCCCAACCACATTATTCCAGAACATACTCATCCAAATGTAGATAGTTTTGAAGTATATTTGGGTGGTCAGATAAATTTCTCGCATTGCGGGAAATATGTGACGGACAAATGGGATACGGTTGTGGCTGACAAGTATGGCTGCTCTCCATACAGGGGTATGGTGATCCGTGTCCGTCCAGAAGATTTGCATGGTGGCACATTCGGGCCAGAAGGTGGTGTCTTCATGTCTGTACAGCAATGGCTGAATGGGGTTGAGCCGCACTGCGTCTCTGCTGACTATTCTGGTATTGTTATGGGGCCAGATCACGCATCAAAAGTTATTTTTGGCAAATCTGTGCTAAAAGATAGCCTAACTGAGGTTGACGCGGCGTCTTTGGAATAGCGCAGTTAAAGGAGAAGTAAAATGGCATCTTTTATGGCGAATGGACGTACTTGGGGCGATGCAGTCGCTATCACCAAGTCCGACACTGAGAGCAACACTTTCTCCGGCATCTATGTAGGCGGTACGGGTGCTGTGGCAGTTGTGACAGAAGAAGGCACAACTGTGACATTCTCTGCTGTTCCTGTCGGAACCATCCTTCCGATTCGCACCCAGAAGGTTCTGGCTGCTACGACTGCTACTCTCCTTGTCGGATTCAAATAATGGCTACGATGCTCGACAACTTCTCCATCACTCAGTCAAAGAGGTCTGAGCCTTTTGAGCTTCAGGTGTCACGCGACCAGATCGCTGGGCATACTGCGCTCAACCTTTTTGGTAATACGACATCTCTTGGTAGCAGTGCCTATGGCCCATTGTGGGAGGGGTTGACGGGCTCTGGTGGAGCTTATGTCTACCCGGCATCTGCTGTCGTCATGACGCTGGCAAGCTCGTCGGCTTCTGATACTTCGGTCACGATCCGCGTCTTTGGTCTTGGTGCTAACTTTGTTTTGCAGACAGAAGATGTCGCCTTGAACGGCACGACAGGTGTTGTGACGACGAAGACATTCCTCCGCATCAACAAGATGGAAACGATTGCTGGCAATGCTGTTGGTAACGTGACTGCTGTGAACGGTGGCACGACATACGCCAAGATTACTGCTGGTAATGGCGTGACCCAGATGTCGCTGTATACAGTTCCGGCTGGCTACACGTTCTATCAGACCTACTATCAGGCTGACACGAACACCTCTGTCACCAGCGGCGCGTATGTGAAGCTGCGTACATATCAAGTTCATAATGAACTGACTGGTTCAGTTGTGACTGCTGAACTCCAAACGGCTTTCGTCCAGCAGCTTTCAATTCCTTTGTCGTTCCCGATTGCTTTCCCAGAAAAGCACGACATCCAGTATCAGATGGTTGGTAACGGTGGTGCTGGCGCAGTTGCTAACATTTATGTTGGTGGCGTATTGATTAGGAACGTCTAATGAAGACACCAGCTTGGCAGCGCGCTGAAGGCAAGAACCCGAAAGGTGGCTTGAACGCGAAAGGTCGTGCTTCGGCTAAGGCTGAAGGCATGAACTTAAAAGCGCCTGTCAAGTCTGGTGATAATCCTCGTCGTGCGTCATTCTTGGCTCGTATGGGTAACATGCCGGGGCCAGAACGGGATGACAAAGGGAAGCCAACACGTTTACTTCTATCGCTCCAAGCGTGGGGTGCTAGTTCGAAAGACGATGCCAAGGCCAAGGCGAAAGCCATCTCCACGCGAAATAAGGGTAAGAAGTGATGGAAGAGATGACGAAGGACGGTTGTCCTCTTGCCACCCGCGATCTGACGTTGAATCTGAAGAACCGTGGCAAGGCGATTGATAAGGCTATGTATGGCCCTATGAATCCGAATGAGCCGAACGATGACTACTGGCGCAAGATGGCGTCCAAGTGGGATACGTCACCCGAAGAAGCCAAGACTATGCTCTGCGGCAACTGCGCGGCGTTCAATCAGACAGAAGAGATGCTGAAGTGCATTGACATCGGGCTGGCTCCAGACCGGATGAAGGATGCTATGGAAGTGCAGGAAGCTGGTGACTTGGGCTTCTGCGAAATCTTTGATTTCAAGTGCGCGGCTAAACGGACATGCGCTGCATGGATCGTTGGGGGACCGATCACTGACGACGAAGGGGAGATGGAAGAAGATGACGAATATAGCGATATGCGTACCAGCGAGGGATGAAGTAGCAACGGGCTTTGCACATGATCTAGCGATCATGTCAGCCCGTTTCTATGGCAATGCCCCTCCCGGTACTTTGTTCAACATCCACACTGTCGCTGGAACGCTGATCGCGGACCAGAGGCAGAAGCTGGCGCAGATGGCATACAAGTCCGACTACATTCTGTTTTTGGACAGCGATATGCGTTTCCCGCCATACTTGCTTGAGAAACTTCTGAAGCACGAAAAAGACATCGTTGCTTGCAACTACCCTACCCGGCGACTGCCTGTGAAGACAGTTGCCTTCTCAGAATTTGAATCACTCAAATGCGTCTACTCTACGGACCAGACGGGGCTCCAAGAAGTTGACGCTGTTGGCATGGGTGCAATGCTGATTAAGACTGATGTCTTCAAGAAGCTCCCCCTGCCGTGGTTCAATGTAAGCTACTTGCCGACAGTGAACATGTTCGTCGGTGAGGACATTTACTTCTGCAAACTGGCGCAGGCTCATGGGTTCAAGGTCTACATCGACCATGACCTGTCCAAGGAAGTCAGGCACACGGGGACGATGGACTTCACCCACGAACATGCTGAAGCCTGCCGCGCTGACAGTCTTGAAGACTCGGCCAATGTGGTCGAGCGTATAGAGGAGGTCCAAAGTGAAGAAGAAGACAAAGGCTGAGAAGAAGATCAGCAAGGTCATGACAGAGTACGGAGCTGGTAAGCTTCACTCTGGCTCCAAGAAAGGCCCAATCGTTAAGTCAAAGAAGCAGGCTGTTGCCATCGCTCTTTCCGAAGCTGGTAAGTCGAAGAAGAAATGACAGAGCAGAGGGCGGTAAAATTATGCCCCGGTTGCGGGTTATTTTTATCGTCCTCGTTCTTTTATAAATCTGCTGCTCGCGGTGATGGCCTTTCAGCTCGCTGCGCTCCGTGTACCAAAGAAGGTGCAAGGAAGCGGTCAGCAGAGTACAGAGCCAGAAATGGCAATGTTAAGCAGAGGTGGGAGAGGAATAATCGGGAGCGATCCAGAGCCAACAACAAGCGCCATTATAAGAAATGGGCTCAGAAGAACCGGGAGAAGTTGGCTGCTAAGAGGTCACTTGAGAGGGCCTACAAGACAAAGGCTATCCCTAAGTGGATTACGGAAGAGCATAAGAAACAGATTCTTGAGGTCTACACGCAAGCCAGAATGATGACGGACGCGACAGGTGAACTTCATGAGGTTGACCACATCCATCCTCTAGCTGGTGAAAACTTCTGTGGCCTTCATGTTCCGTGGAACTTGCGCGTCATTCACTATATGGAAAATAGGACCAAGCGAAATATCCCGCCGAAAGACGAAGCTCACCTATTCTTTGAGGCAAAATGGAACACTACTACGAAGGCATACAAGGCTGGTTCCACTTTACTGAGCCGTATAGCCAAGCTGTTCGTGCCGCGAAAGACGGGTCGGTCTTTGTCGAGCTTGGCTGCTGGAAAGGACGTTCAGCTTCTTTTCTGGCTGTTGAAATTGTCAATTCTGGGAAAGAAATCGACCTCAACTTCGTGGATCACTGGGGTGGTTCAGAAGAAGAAGCGCATAAAGCTGACCCTGAGTTGGAGCGTGTTTTCGATATTTTTAAGAGCAATGTCGCCAAAAGTGGTGTAAAACACACAATACACCGTATGCCTACAGTTGAGGCTGCAAAGAAGTTTGCTGATGGTTCTGTTGACTTCATCTGGGTCGATGCTGGTCATGAATACGATGAAGTCTTGGCAGACCTTCAAGCTTGGTGGCCAAAACTGAAAGCCCAAGGTATTATCGGTGGAGACGACTTTCCTATGGAGGGGGTCGAGCGGGCAGTCAAAGAATTTTTCCCGTCCTATGACACTGGCACAGAGCGAGGTTGGACGTGGTGGCGAGTCAAGAAAGGCTAAAAGTCCATGATGGGCATCGAGCGTTCAAACTATAACCCTGATCTGATTCCTCAGTCGGCAGACGGGTCGAGCGATGTTTCATACAATCCTCAGACTGGGTTCGTTTCCCAGCTGAATGAGCCAATGGACGACGACGAGTTTCGCTATACGGTGGCTCAGGCCATCGAAGACTCGCAAACCTACATTGATAGCTATATCGCTCCCCAGCGTGAGAACGCGATGGCCTATTATTTGGCTGATCCGTTTGGGAACGAGGAAGATGGACGCTCTCAGGTCATCCTGACTGAGGTCCGCGACACCATTTTGGCGATGGTTCCGTCCCTTTTGCGTATTTTTACGTCTTCGGATCAGGTTCTGGAGTTCATTCCGAAGGGCGCAGAGGACGTTGAAGCGGCTGAACAGGCCACAGACCTCATCAACTACATCTTCATGCAGGAAAATAGCGGCTTCCGCGTCCTCCATGATGCCATCAAGGACGGTCTTCTTCTGAAGACTGGGGTTTTGACGTGGTATAAGCTCGATGACGAGAAGGTGGAGTACTACTCCTACTCGAATCTGTCCCGCGACGAAGCCATGTTCATCATGAACGACTCAACCGTCGAGGTTGATATGTTCGAAGAGGCGACAGACATGGTGACGGGCGAGACCCGTATTGCCATGAGCATCCGTCGTAAGGTTGTGACGCCACGTTTCGTCGTTGAGTGCATCCCTCCAGAGCAGTTTCTGATCGACAACGAAGCAACGACCATCCGTGACTCGATTTACGTTGGTCGCCGCAAGCTTGCTACGATTTCTGAGCTGGTTGCGATGGGTTATCCGCGTGAGGTCATTGAAGAAAACGCCGGAACTGGCGGTTTCGAGATGAACAACGAAGTAATCACGCGTAATCCTGCCGATCAGTCGTTCTTTGGCCTGTCTTTGGGCAACGACGAGACGACGGACAAGGTTTTCTACGTTGAATCGTACATCCGCGTCGATAAAGACGGCGATGGCATTGCTGAGCTGCACAAAGTCTGCACGGTTGGCAATGGTAGCTACGTTCTGCACGATGAAGTCGTCGAGGACATCCCATTCTCGCTGCTTTGCCCGGACCCGACACCTCACACGATCTTTGGTCAGTCAATTGCTGATCAGACGATGGACCTCCAGCTGATCAAGTCGTCCATTATGCGTAATACGCTGGACTCCTTGGCTCAGTCGATCCATCCCCGCACTGGCTTCGTTGAAGGTCAGGTGAACGTCGATGATCTCATGAACAATGAGACAGGCGCTTTGATTCGTATGCGTTCGCCGGGTGCACTTGTGCCATTCACGACACCTTTCGTTGGTCAGCAGGCGCTTGGCGTCATGTCTTACCTCGATGAAGTGAAGACCCAGCGCACTGGCATTTCCCGTGCTTCGCAGGGCCTTGATGCTGATGTCCTTCAGTCCACGACACGTGCGGCTGTGCAGGCTCAGTTGTCGTCTTCACAGGATCGTATCGAAATGATCGCTCGTCTGTTCGCAGATGGGCTGAAGCAGTGCTTCCAAGGACTCCTGAAGCTGGTTGTGCGTCATCAGGACAAGGCGAAGGTAATCCGTCTGCGCGGAAAGTTTGTTCCAGTTGATCCGCGCGGATGGGATGCCTCTATGGATATGGTCGTCAACATCGCGCTGGGTCGCGGTTCTGACGATCAGAAGATGATGTTCTTGAACCAGTTGGCTCAGAAGCAGGAAATGGTCATCGAGAAGTATGGCCCGTACAACCCGCTTGTTGATCTTCAGCAGTATCGCGCCACTCTAGCTCAGATCATTCAGCTGTCTGGTTTCCAAGACCCGTCGCAGTTTGTGAAGGAAGTTTCGCCAGAAGCTGTCCAGCAGTTCATGCAGCAGATGTCTGGAAACAAGAAACCTGACCCGGCTGAAATGCTGGCACAGGTTGAAGCCGACAAGACCAAGGCCGATATTGTCATCAGCGCAGCCAAGCAGGAGCTGGATCGCCAGAAGGCTATCTCTGAGGCTGATTTCAAGCGTGACCAGCTGATGATCGACACGATCTTGAAGGCTTATGAAATCCAAGCCAAGTACGGCACTCAGGTCGATATGGCTTTGATTAAGGCTGAGACGGATCGTATGCGGACTGATATTCAGTCAACATTTGCTCAGCAACCGACAGTGGGGATGTAATGTCATTTGAACAGGAAGACCTTTGGCGTTCAGCCAAGGGGTTTGTGGGGGATCGTGTTCTTGAAGAATTGTTCACCCGCCTGACACAGAAATACACGCATAGCTGGTCTTCATCAGCCCCAGATGATGCCAGCAAACGGGATGACGCCTACCATATGGTGCGCGCCATAGCTTCACTTCGGAATGAGCTAACTGCCTTGGCGGCAGAGCCGGACGTGGTGAAATTCAACAGTCGCTTGAAGCGATAGACATAAAGGGGTATTACTATGGCAACCGAACAATCGCAGCCTAGCGAACTCGGTAATTCAGATGTTACGTCTCGCATTTCGGCTTTCTTGGACGGGCCAGCCCCGCAACCAGCCCCGGAAGAACAGAACGTAACAGCCGAAGTCGAAGAGACAGAGGCGGCGGCAGACTCGTTCGAAGAGACTTTAGCCGAAGACGGAGAGGCAACCCAAGAGGGTCCGTCAGAAGCCGAAGAGGGCGAAGAAGTCGCGGCAGCGGAAGATGGTTCAGATGCTGAGCCGGACCCTGATGCTTTCATCACCGTCAAGATTGACGGCAAGGTTGAAAAGGTCACGGTAAAGGAAGCAGCGGAAGGCTATCAGAGGCAGGCCGATTATCAGCGTAAGACGCAGGCACTTGCGGAAGAACGTAAGTCGCTTGAGTCAGTTCGTAATCAGACGGAAGCGGAACGGGCTTACTATGCTCAGACTGTGAGCCAATTGCGGAGCCAACTTGAGGCCATTGCGCCACAAGAGCCGGATTGGAACAGGCTGCATCAGGAAGACCCGATCAACTTTCCGATAATCGAGAAACAGTGGCGAGATTATAAGGCCAATCTTCAAGCCGTTCAGCAAGAAGAAGCCCGTCTCAAAGCCCTCGCTTATCAGGAAGAACAGTCCAAACTACAGATGGTAGTCGAAGAAGGACGCAAGTTCATCGTCGATAAAATGCCTGAGTGGAAGGACGAGGCAAAGTGGACAGCGGCACGCGGTCAACTTCGTGAGTATGGCAAAACGATTGGCTATACGGACGAAGAACTTGCGATGGCCTATGATCCGCGAGCCATTATTGTGTTGGAGAAGGCCCGTCGCTACGACGCACTTCAGAAAAACTCGCCTAAACCCATCCAGAAGGCGAGCCCGAAGCCGTTGAAGCAAGGTACTCCAGCTCAGTCACCGCGCCGTGATAACGACATTACGAAGGTAAAACAGCGTCTCAAATCCTCTGGTCACGTCAATGACGCGGCTGCAATTTTTGCAATGCTCGACAGGAGATAATCCATGGCTTCGGTTACTAAGGCTACGACCTACGACAACGTTAATGCAATCCGTGAAGACTTGAGCAATATCATCTATGATATCTCACCAGTCGACACTCCTCTAATTTCTAACATTGGCCGTGACACTGCGTCCAACACCTACTTCGAGTGGCAGCAGGACTCGCTCGCTTCGGCTGACACGACCAACGCTGCACTGGAAGGTGCTTCGGCTGGTGACACCGACTTCGTTGCTACCGTTCGTACGGCCAACTACACCCAGATCAGCACGAAGATCGTGTCTGTCTCGGGCACGGCTGATGCAACGAACAACGCTGGTCAGCGCACTCTGATGGCTTACGAAACCGCGAAGAAGGCTAAAGAGCTGAAGCGCGATATGGAAGCTATCCTCACCTCGAACCAAGCTGGCGTCGCTGGTAACAACTCGACGGCTCGTAAGACTGCTGGTCTTCCTGCTTGGCTCTGCAACAACTATCAGGCTAACGGTGCTACCGTTTCGTCCATGTCGGGCGCTTCGGGCAACGGCTATCCTAGCACTGCTTGGACCTCGCTCTCGACCTCGACAGACGTTGCTCTGACGGAAACGATGCTCAAGACTGCTATCCAGCAGGTTTGGGAAGACGGCGGCGATCCGAAAGTGTTCATGGTCAACGCTTACAACAAGACAGTCGCTTCTGCGTTCGCTGGCCTTGCTGATCAGCGCATGATGAACACGGGCGTTGCTCCGCTCAAGATCATCGCGACGGCTGATGTCTACCTCGGTGACTTCGGTGAAGTGGCTATCGTTCCGAACCGCTTCCAGCCGGGTAACTTCGCGTTCGTTCTCGACCCTGAGTACGCTTCGGTCTCGTACCTCCGTCCGTTCCGCACCATCGACATCGCCAAGACAGGAGACTTCGACAAGAAGGAACTGGTCGTGGAATACGGCCTGCGTATCAAGAGCCAGAACGCTCACGCAGTCATCGCGAACCTCATCGCTTCGTAAAAATAAGAGGGGCGGCCATTGGCCGTCCCTCCCACCTTTAGGGGGAAACTATGGCTGAAGAATACGCACCCGGATCATTTACTTTGTCGAGAGACTCCCTGACGGGAACTCTTGAGAAGATGCACATTACGAACGACCAGAAGTTGATTTTTGAATCAACCGTGGAGATCGACGGAATTGCTGAAAAGAACAAGTTTGACCGGGATAGCATCTCACGCAATGAACGCCTGCCTGACGGCATGGTTCGCGTGGCTTCTCTTCCTATGCTGATCTATCAAGATTTGAAGCAGCGTGGTATCCTTGACGACAAGGCCGCTCTGCGGAAATGGCTGAAATCTGAGGAGGCACGGCCCTTCAGAACTCACTGGGTGGCAAGCTAATGGCGACAATTACCAATTACACTACGCTTGTTAGCACAGTCGCTGACTATCTGAACCGTCAGGACCTGTCTGCCCAAATTCCGACCTTTATCCAGCTGGCTGAGTCTGATCTCAATACGCGCCTTCGTTGCCGCGAGATGATCGTCCGCGCCACAACCACGAACGATGACGAGTATGTAAGATTGCCTCTCGACTACCTTGAAGGCATCAATCTCCAGCTCGTTGGTGGTCAGAGCCCTCTGCGCTACATCACTCTGGATGAAGCCGACATTGTAAACGCTCGTCAGGGCTACAATGCTCCGACCTTCTACTCTCTCATGAACGGTGCCATCGAGCTGGTTCCTCCTCCCGCCACAGGCGTGGATGTAGAGATAGAGATGGTCTATTATGGTAAGATCACAGCCCTCTCTGATTCCAATCAGACGAACTGGCTTTTGTTGAAAGCACCAGACGTGTACCTCTACGGCGCTCTGGTTCATGCTGCTCCGTTCTTGATGGACGACCAGCGTATTTCCGTCTTCGGCTCGTTCTATTCACAGCGAGTTGAAGCATTGAATGACGAGTCGCAGAAGTCCCTGCATAGCGGCTCTCCACTTGTTGCGAGAACGCGCAGGGTCTACTGATAGGAGCAAAGAATGTCGAAGTCTAATACCTTTGAGAATGACTGGCTGAAGCTGATCTTCAATGCTACGGCTATCGCCAATCTTGCTGACAATGCGGCTTCGTCTCCTTTGACGAACCTGTATGTCTCGCTCCATACTGCCGACCCCGGCGAAGCTGGCGACCAGACGACCAATGAGACCTCATATACGTCATATGCTCGCGTTGCTGTTGCTCGTACTTCTGGCGGCTGGACTGTGACCAGCAACTCGGTGTCGCCTGTCGCTAACATCGACTTCCCGGCAGCTACGGGTGGCTCTGGCACGATCACCTACTTTGGTGTTGGCTCTGCCTCGTCCGGCTCTGGTGTCCTGTACTACAGTGGCACAGTCACGCCCAGCATCTCCGTGACTTCTGGCGTGACACCGCGTCTCACAACGGCTTCGACAATCACTGAGGACTAATCCTTATGGCGCATATCACTGCTGATCGCGTCAGGGATACTTCAACGTCTACGGGTACCGGGAACTTCACAGTTTCCGGTACTGCGCCGACGGGCTTCCGCACGCTTTCTGCGGTCCTAAGCGTTAGTGACACGTTCTACTACGCCATTCAGGGCCAAGGCTCGTCTGAATGGGAGGTGGGTCTTGGTACGTATTCTTCTGCAAATGTCTTTGCCCGTACCACTATTCTATCTTCTAGCAATTCTGGTAGCGTTGTTACTTTCTCTGCTGGAACAAAAGATGTCTTTCTGACGCTTGCTGCGACGAAGACCATCCAGCGCGAAGCTGACGGTAGCGTCTATGATGCCTCCGGCGCTGGTAGCGATAGAATCTTTTTCTTGAATGGACTGACCGTCAACACGAACTACACGATCCCGACGAGCTACAATGCTGGTACGTTTGGTCCTGTTTCTATTGCTTCAGGTGTGACGGTTACGGTTCCTTCTGGCTCTGTTTGGACGGTTGTCTAATGCCTGTAGCAATTAAATCCACTGGTGGTGGTTCAGTCACTCTCACTGCGCCTAGCACTGCGAGCGATCTGACTCTTACACTTCCTACAGTTACTGGTACAGTTTTGGCTTCAACGGCTGTATCGGCTTCATCAACGAATACTGTAACGAACAAAGTCGCCATCAATATTGGTGGCACTGTTTATTATTTGCTTGCTTCAACGTCAGGCACATAAAATGTCAACGCTAAAGACCATCAACGTCATCCACCCATCTGGCAGCACGAATAACATCGTGAACGATGCCAGTGGGAACATCACGGTTGGCAACAACCTCACTGTTACTGGCACCCTTACAGGCAGCACTGGTGTCATGAACATTGGCTCTGGGCAGCTTTACAAAGACTCTTCCGGCAACGTGGGGATTGGTACGAATAGCCCTGCCGACCCTCTCAATATCTATAATTCCTCGCCTTACATCAGGCTCACCGATGCGGATTTAAGTACACGCCTTGCGCGTATTGGCGGTGAAAACGGCAATGTAACTATTGACATTGATCCTAATGCCACTGCGGCGGCCAGCTTCTTTTCGGTAGATATTGACAACACCGAGCGTGCCCGCATTGACTCCTCCGGCAACTGGTACATGGACAGCGGCTACGGCTCTGCGGCTGTTGCTTACGGATGCCGTGCGTGGGTTCTTTATAACGGCTCTGCGCAAACACTAACAGCATCAGGTGGCGTTTCGAGTGTTACCTACACAGCAACTGGGAACTATCTGATTAACCTTTCAAATACGATGCCGAATGCAAACTATTCAATCGTCACCGGAAATTGTGCTTTGAACACCACGCAACCCGGCAACGATGGTGGTTTGAGGGTTGCTTTATCAACTTCGTCTGCAAACTGGGTTGGTACGCCAGATCAGTCTACAACGAGCTTTAGGCTTCGCTTTGGGACAACAGGATCTACGTTTGCAAACACCTCCTATGTATCCGCTGCAATCTTTAGGTAATCGTCATGGAACAATTCATCATTTACCCAAATGAAAATGGCAGCGTTGCGCTAATTGTTCCGACAGGTGAGCTCGCCATAGATCAGGTTGCCTTGAAGGATGTCCCAGAAGGGAAGCCGTACCGCTTTATTGACCGCAACCAGTTTGCTGATTTTGAGTTTTTTGACGCATGGGAAGCTGACTTCAGCAATCCTGATGGTCACGGCATCGGCGCGGAAGCTTGGTTTGCAGAACAAGAGGCAAGAAAATGATTACTATTAATATGGCAAAAGCGCGTGACATTCATCGCCAGAAGATGCGAGATGTGCGTGAGCCTTTATTTGCAGCACTAGACATTGCCTATCAACGGGCTACTGAGACTGGTGCAGATACGTCTGCCATTGTTGCCAAGAAGCAAGCTTTGCGTGATGTTACCAGCGACCCTGCTATTGATGCCGCGCAAACTACTGATGAACTCAAGGCTATTTGGCCTTCCATTCTCAACGGATAACCAATGGCAATCATCCTCGACGGAACCACAGGCGTTAACGCTCCAGTTATCCTTCCAGCAGGGACGACAACTCTTGCGCCGCTGGACTTCACATCCGGAACGAACCTCTCAACTCCACTTGCAGGCGCGATGGAGTATGACGGCAACACGTTGATGTTTACTCCGGTTGGTACGCAGCGCGGCATTGTGCCGGGCATGCAGTTTTACCGCTTGAACACCGGATATGCCTTCACCGCAGGAACGACAGTTGTGCCTGTATACGGTGTTGGTGTAACACTATCATCCTCAACAGTTTATGCATTTGAGGGATTATTTGCTGTTTATAGGGCCGCTTCAAATAGTGGCACATCCAGCATGGGTTTTGGTGGAACGGCAACGCTCAATAACATCCTGTATCAAGCACATTCAGTGTTTGACCCCGGCACGATCCCGCTTGTTGATAGCAACAATAATATGACCATTAGCAATACGGCTTCAATGACAGCTTTTACAGTTGGCGCATCTGTGAATACGATTACTGCGTTCGTGACAGGAACAGTATCAGTTAATGCTGGCGGCACATTTATTCCGCAGTATTCGCAGACTTTTAACAGCAATCCAGCTACAACGCAGATTGGTTCTTATTTCAGAATCTACCCAATCGGCGCGGCTGGGTCGAACACTAGCGTAGGAACTTGGGCATAGTTGAATGGCTGACTGGATTGGTATTTCCTCTGCACCAATCTCTTCGGGTCCGATCTCGGGCGCGTTGGTGGAGTCGGCCACCTATTCTGAAGGCGTAGGTTCAGCTTCTGGTACATCTACAGCATCTGCGGTAGGTAGCTTTGTCGTTGTAAGCTCTGCTGTTGGTAGTGCTGATGGGACTTCTACGGCGGCAGCGGTTGGTGAATCCACATTTGCAGGCGTTGGTTCAGCAGATGGCACTAGCACGGCCACAGCGGTTGGGGCTTATACAATCGCGGCTGTTGGCTCAGCATCTGGTACTTCTACAGCTTCTGCGGTTGGCGAGAGCGGCGTTGCTGCGGTTGGCTCTGCTTCCGGCTCGTCCACAGTCTCTGGTGTTGGCGCGTCAACCTTTGCAGGGGTCGGGTCAGCCAGCGGCTCTTCCACCGTCATTGCCTATGGAAGCTCGATAGTTTCAGTCGTCGGCTCGGCTTCTGGAACTTCTGTAGCTACAGCCACTGGGGCAAGCATCTTTTCCGGGGCTGGATCAGCCTCTGGGACATCTACGGCACAGGCTACAGGTGTTGCGGTTGTCGTCGTGGCTGCCACTGGTATTGCTGTCGGAACGTCCACAGTAACTGGTATTTTGCGTGCCACAGCAAGCTCTATTGCGGCGGCTGAAGGCACCTCTACGGCCTCCGGTATTCTTCGCGCCACAGCCACCTTTACTGGAAACGCAGAAGGCTTTGCTGTAGTATCCGCAGTAGGAAAAAATGTCGGATGGACACCAGAGCCTGTTGATCCAGATATATGGACGCCACAGGAAGTTGCTGCTGATACTTGGACAACCCAGTCAACTACATCTAGTAGCTGGACTGAAGAGACCACAGGCAGCAGCGACTGGACGCCACAGACAGTTCAATCTTCAAACTGGCAACGTGCCGCTTAGGAGCCATAAATGGCCGATTCATATACCTCAAACCTTAACCTCACTAAGCCAGAGGTAGGAGCCAGCCGTGACACTTGGGGTGGCAAGCTAAACACGGACTTGGACACCATTGATGCGCTGTTCACAGCCAATGGTTCCGGAACATCTGTTGGTCTGAAGGTAGGCACGGGTAAGGTATTGAACGGCACGGATGGGGCTATCCTTCTCCCGGCTGTGGCTTCTCCTGCTCAGACAGCTGACGGCTCTGTGGTCTGGGATAGCGACGACAACCTTTTGACCGTAGGTGACGGTTCGTCGCGGAAAATCATGGTTGATACGACCACAGCGCAGACGCTGACGAATAAGACACTGACCAGCCCGTCTTTGACAACTCCAGTTATTTCTACAATCAGTAATACTGGTACTCTAACTCTTCCAACGAGCACAGATACCCTTGTTGGTCGCGCGACTACAGATACGCTGACAAATAAGACGTTGACGAGCCCAGTTGTTAGCGGTGGCACGATCAACAATACTGTCATTGGTGGATCGACCCCCGCTGCTGGGACTTTTACCACAGTTACGGATAGCAAAGGCGAGCTTCGCTCTGTCCCGCGAAACGCACAGACATCGGCATACGTCCTTGTTGCCGCTGATTCTGGAAAATACATCTCCATTACAACTGGTGGAGTAACTGTTCCTTCTGGTGTTTTTTCCGCTGGAGAAACAGTAACTATCTATAATAATTCTTCGTCAGACCAGACAATTACTCAGGGTACATCTGTAACAATGTATCAGGTTGGAACTGCAAATACTGGCAACAGAACGCTTGCTCAGCGTGGACTTGCTACTGTTATTTGCGTGGCGTCTAATACATTTGTCATTACAGGCGGGGGACTAACCTAATGACTGCTTATGCAATGCTGCTTGGCGCTGGTGGAAATACGTTTATTCAAGCAACAGGTGGCACAATCACGACCAGTGGCAATTACAAAATTCATACGTTCACAGGGACGGGAACATTTACGGTTACGTCTACTGGAACCGTTGATAATACCCTGACTTATCTCGTCATCGCTGGTGGCGGTGGCGGTGGTGGCTCAACAGACTTTAGTGCTTGCGGCGGCGGCGGCGCAGGGGGCTATGTTTCAACCACAGCGACTGCTGCCGTAACATCATACACGATTACCGTTGGTGGGGGTGGCGCGGCAGCTACCGCTGGTTCCAACTCATCCGCGTTTGGCTCAACAGCAGTTGGCGGGGGGAGGGGCGCGGGGCCAGGTATTTCTTCTTCTGTTGGCGGTTCTGGCGGCGGCGGAAACAATTACAGCGGAGGCGGATCAGCCGGCACAGCTGGCCAAGGCAACAGTGGGGGTAACGCTGGAGGCTTCTATTCTGGCGGTGGCGGCGGCGGGGCAAGTGCCTCTGGCGCTAATGGCTCAGGAACAACTGGTGCTGTTGGTGGTAACGGCTCCGCAAGTTCGATTACAGGCGCGTCTGTAACCCGTGCAGGTGGCGGCGGCGGGGGGGGCAGTGCTGCTGGCGGTGCAGGTGGCTCAGGCGGCGGCGGTGCTGGTGGTGCCAATCACTCCAATGGAATTGCGGGAACGGCAAACACAGGCGGCGGTGGCGGCGGGGGCGGTTCTGAGAGCGGCTGCGGAACCAACAATGGTGGCTCAGGCGGTTCTGGCGTTACTATTATTCGTTATATATATCAGTAAGGTGAAGCATGGCACACTTTGCAAAGATGGATGATGTCTACGTCACCGAAGTTCTTGTCGTCGACAATAATGAGGTTGGCAACTTACCGTTCCCAGAGAGCGAGCCCGTAGGGGCTGCGTATCTCCAAGGTCTCTTTGGGGCTGATACTGATTGGCGGCAAACGAGCTACAACGGTTCGTTTCGCTATAACTATGCAGGCATCGGATATACGTTTGATGCAACCGCTGGAGCCAGCGGAGCTTTCATTGCTCCATATCCCGGAGAAGGGTGGGTTTTGGACACAACAACTTACAGGTGGGTGAAAGAACCTACGACATCAGAACCTCCTGTGGTGCTGTAATGATGAAGGTAGAACCAAAACAATTTGGCAAACTAGACGGTTCTCTCTACAGCTTTGATGATGCTGACGATAAGTTACCAATGCACGATCACACAGAAGAGAACGTGCATGTGACTTTTATTCTCAGTGGGTCATTTCGTGTACATGGCGGTGATTGGGAAATGGTCAGCAAGGCTGGAGATTTTATTGATTGGAAGCCGGGCCAGTTCCATGAATGTATTGCTTTAGAACCGAACTCTCGATTCTTAAACATCATCAAAGGCGCATGATGGACACTCAAACGCTCATCAATGCTGGCCTCGGCATCATCCTTACCGGGATCGGATGGTTCGCGCGTCAAATCTGGGAAGCAACCCAGAAGTTGCAGGAAGACCTTCATGAACTTGAGGTTGGTCTTCCTACAAACTACGTCCAGAAGACAGACTATGCGGCAACGATGAAGCGGATCGAGATTATGTTCGAGCGTATTTTCGACAAGCTTGAACAGAAGGCAGACCGATGAGTACGACAGAAGAGAAGCAGGAAAAGATTGCCCTTGAGATGGCCGCTTCGGCTAGCAAGGGCGCTTTGGTTGAGAAGATCACCTTTGCTGGTATTCCGATTTTGTTCTCTTGCGTTGTGTATCTCATGAACGCTTTGTCCAGCGCCAACAATGAGATCATTCAGATCAAGTCCAAGATCGCAGTAGTTGTAAACGCCGACAACAAGGCCATCCCTCCGCAGGGTACAACAATTGATATGGCGCAGATTCGTGAGCAGCTGAACGATAAGATCGACAAAGTAGAACGAGATGCGGCTTTGGCTCGTTCTGCTATGACTCTGGATCGTGAACGGTCAATGGCACTTGTCGACAAGAGTCGTTTGGATATGGCAGCAGATGCAGCACAAGCTAGGTCTGCAATCCGCTACGACATGCTGAAGGGTCTCTCTGATCTCGATAAGAGGTTGTCCCTGCTAGAACAGAAGAAATAATGGACCCATTACTCACTACAAAGGTCATAATGATCGCATGGATGCTGGACGTTAAAACACTCAAGGTCCACTACTTCATGCCTATGATCGTAAAGACCACTGAAGAAGAGTGCCGGGAAGCATTGCAAGATATTAGAGAAGTTCATAAGCGCGGGTATAACTACAATCTGGTTATTCGTGGCGCTTGCCTACCAGCAGGATAAAAAATGTCTACATCATTGTACGAAGACCTCTGCGCTCTAGCTCCTCGCGCCAAGAAAGACCTTCTGAAGAAGTTGGCAAGTGCCGCTCCAGATGTTCTTCCTGCGTATGGGATTAACACAGCTCTCCGTGAGGCACATTTCTGGGCTCAAGCTGCTCATGAAACTGGTGGCTTCAAATATATGTTTGAAATCTGGGGTCCGACGGACGTACAGAAGCGTTACGAAGGACGTAAAGACCTTGGGAATCTTGAAGCTGGTGATGGGTTTAAGTACCGTGGTCGCGGCATCTTCCAGCTTACTGGCAGAGCAAACTATAAGAAATATGGTGATCTGCTTGACATTGATCTGATTGGCGACCCTGATCTGGCTGCTGATCCTGAGACTGCCCTTAAAATCGCTTGCGAATACTGGAAGTCACGGAAGATCAACGACTGCGCTGACAAAG